ATTTTCTCGTACCAATCAAGTGTAGTGACCCGTGAGGGTTCTCTATGCAACATGGGCAAGTCGGTAAAACCGACAGCCTGTGGTACACTCGCAAATCCTTGTTGTAAATTTGCATTTACAATTCGGACCCAATCTTTTGGGAAAATTTGCTGGAGTATTACTATCACTCTCTCGGCGAGAGTACCAGAAATCTCTTCGAGGACTCTGTTGTCAACAGATCTCATTAGATTGCTGGGATCAACTTTAGTACCGTGAATACTCAATGTTTCTTGGACCATAAGGTCTTCAGGAACACTATAGTAATTCAGTGCCATTGTTGATGATAGCTCGGTTAGAGACTGGATGACTTCTTCTCGGGTTCCATTGGAACCAAAAATTCTGTCATAGTCCTTGGTCATAACCTCCCAGTTGGAATCTGGGTAGGACCAATTTAAACCGTGCCGACCGCACAAAGGTGCGATCGCCCGGATGACATTCTTTTGGGAAGACGTCATCAAGGATACTGCATTTCTTCCGTAGTTCCTTGCTAATTCGACGAAGTTGTCATTAGAAACTTCTCTCCACTTGTAACTCGTGAGAACACGGGTACTAGTGATTATCTTTCCAGCGAACTCACAGAGCTCACTAGATGAGATAGATTTAGCAGGCGAATAAGGGCACCCTAAGATTTCCAAAACGTCTTTGTACTTTTTGTGAAGTACATCGTCTAGGATAATCACGTCATCTCCTAACACAAAGAACTCATAATTGTATTCTCTTCCCAAGAGAAACAATAATAAGTAACCGTGTGTCATTGCAAAGGCAGCAAAACTCGGTTGTAAACCGAGAGGCTGACCTTGCTTCCATTGAACCGTACCCAGTTCGTTTGACTTCCAAACTGACCGGCTGATCTTATAGAAAAGATCGATGGAAGGATGATTGCCAATAAGTGCTTCCATAGCACTCATCTGAATTTCCAAAGGGAAATAATCAGTAGCATTTGAAAGATCCACAGAGTGGACTTGTCGTTTGCTGGCAAGGTGTTCTTGAACTACTTGGATCAGTAACTCGTAGTTTTCCTCATCACGATGAGTCATATCCCAAGGGAGTGACTTAATGTGATTGTAAATGGCAGAACCAAGAGGTCGTAAAGCTTCTTGGTGAACAAGGTAAGGAGTTGCAATTGCTCGCAACTTCAGGCCAGGTTCTTGGAGACAATGAACTTCTCCTCCTACAACTTGAAAGTTGTATGGATCAATCTGCACATTTGCGGGATTTGTATGGATTGATTCAACATCAATTCCTCTACAAACTTCAGAATAGATAGACTCAAACTCTTTGTACAACGCCCAGTGGGCGTCGGACTTAAAGATTGTCATGCTCGCAAGAGCACTCCCATCTTGCTTCACTGGTTTGTGAAGGTACAATGGAGCTTTCTTTTCTGGAGAACCACGCTTTGAAAGGATCGGGGTTGGAATACCAACTCTGATCAATTCATTGTTGTTTTGGACTCGGACAAACTTGTTAAAGGTTTGTACGAACTCTTTAGAGTATGAGCTCGTCGCAGCATTAACTGCTGTGAGGAACGTCTTTCTCTGAGAATCGCTCAAAGAGCTTTCCTCAAATAAAG